GAGGCGCGCAGCGCCTCCTCGATCTCGCCGAACAGAGCGAACGCCCGCACCCGTACGGCTGCGATGCTGTCGCCGCCGTTCCAGACGTCGATCACGCCGTTGATGACGAACGCCTCGTCCCTGGTGCGCGCGCCGGCCGCGTTGAAGTTCTGCACCATCTCGACGGCCTGGTCGCCGTCCGTCGACCAGCCCACCGCGATCAGGTCTGCCTGGGAGACGTCGCCGACGGGCGGCCCGTCGAGGATGAGGACGCCTTCCTGCAGGGCGGGGCGGGCGGCCAGGATCGCCAGGAGCTGGGTGATCGCGGCGGGCACTGCGGAGTTCGCCATGTCAGGCCATTCCCGGGGGTAGTTGGTCGGGGCTGAGCAGCTGCAGCGCCCGGTTCGGGATCGCGTAGCCCAAGCCGGGGATGGGCTCGGTGACGTCGTAGTCGCCGGTCCCCATCTGCGGGCGGCCCGATCCGTACTGGGTGCGGGACAGGTGCTGCAGGATCAGCTCGGCGGCCGCGCTGATGTTCTCGGCGACGATGCGCCGCCCGGCGGTGTAGGTGACGCGCAGCGGCCCGTATAGCAGGCCGCCGTCCTTGCGTCGCACGATGCCGTCGCCGCCGTCCAGGTCCAGCGTGGAGACGTCGTAGGAGGTGCCGCCGTCCAGGACTGCGGTCACGCTGGTCAGCTGCAGCGCGGGCAGCTTGCGCAGGGCGAGCGCCCGCACCCAGCCCACGCTGTGGGTCTCGGTGACCGTGCGCACGGCGACGGGGCCGACGAACCATTCGACCGCCGCGGTGGTGGCGCCGATCCACCGGCGGATGCTCTCGTCCTGCGCGGTGTCCGCCGACGCCTTCTTCAGCTGCTGTCTCGCGTCGGCCAGCGAGATGATCCACGTCGGGATCGCCTCGCGGACGTCGAACACGTCCACGTACGCGGTCGCGTTGGCACCGGTGGCTAGCCACCGCACGGCGTGGCGGCCGGGCTGGGTGGTCGCGTAGGAGTACTTGTACTGCCCGGTCGACGCCGGCGGAACGGGGTCGAAGACGCTGGTCGTCCCGTCCGGCAGTGTGACGGTCAGCGCCATGGATCCGGCGTTGGCCAGCTGCCCGTCGTCGTCCGTGACGGTCATGCTCAGGCGCGCGGGCGCGCCGAGGTCGAAGGGCATCTCGCCCTCCCTCCAGGATCAGAGGTCCGGGGCTCGTCGCCGCGGCCGCCGCTGCGGCGACGAGGTCAACGCTCCGGGGCGGCGGTCACCAGGCCCGGGTCTCCGGCGTCTCGGCGCCGCCCCCGCCCCGGGAGAAGTCCGCGGCCTTCTCCGCCTGCAGCTGGCCGCCGCCCGACGCGGCGTCCCGCGCCCGCGCGGCCTCGAGGACCGCGTCGCGGTTCTTGGCGATCCCGGCCCGGTTCTGGCCGGCGGCCTCGGTGTCCAGCACGCGCAGCGCCTCCTGCTCTCCCACGCCGTCGAGGTAGGCGAGTACTTCCTTGTTGCTGTGCTCGTCCGGGTTGAAGGCCACGGAGGGCTCCTCGGGGTCCTGGTTCTCGAGGTCCGCCGGATCCGCCGGCGGCTCCGGGTCCTGGCCGCCGTCCCCGGATGCCGGGACGGGCAGGCGTACCGTCACCCGCCAGCGCGACCACGACGGGCCGTCGTCCTCGCCGTCGGGCGGTTCGGCCCCTTCGACCTGGGCGTCGACGACCTCGAGGGCCTGGCCGTCCTCGCCGACGACGACCGGCACACGGTCCTCGGCCGCGTACGTGACGGTGCCCTCGCTGCCGTCGTCGGCGAGGACCGCGCGGTGGCCGTCGGCCCAGGCGGCCGCTTCCTCGTCGCTCACCTCGACGATGTCGCCGGGGGACCATGAGAAGTCCGATCCGGCGATCGCCTCGAGCACCCTGATGCGCGGCATCAGGGGTGCACCACCGGCGCGTTGCGCGGGTTGGCCAGCACGACCGACGCGCCGTACGTGCCGCCGGACGTGGTGCCCGATGCGGTGACGGCGACGCGCAGGTAGCGCTTGAGGCCCTTGTAGCCGACGACGTACATCTTGTTGTCGTCGGACGCTCCGATGGACGGCTCCGTGCCCTGCAGCTCGGAGGCGGCCACGGAGGTGAAGGTGCTGTTGTCGTCGGACTCCTGGACGTCGACGGCGTGCGTGCCGTCGGTGATCGTCCCGGTGTGCACGATGATCAGGGCGTCCTGGAATGCGGCCCCGTTGAGGTACCGGTCCACGCCCGTGCCGTTCGCCGACGCGGTGCGGGTGGCGATCGCCAGGGTCTCCCGCACGGTGATGTTGCTGTACGCGTCCTTCACGACGCGCTCCTTCCTGTGAGTGCCGACGGGCCCAGGCGCGGCGGCCTGGGCCCTTGCATGCGGCGGGTCAGACGGCGGAGTGCTGGTACAGGCGGATCGCGGACGAGTCCTGGATCATGCCGTCCAGGCGGGAGAACCCGAGGAAGGCGACCTGCAGGTACTCGGCGTACCGCTCGACCAGGCGCAGCGTCTGCACGGCCTGGACCTGACGAATGACGTAGCCGGCCTTGAAGTCGCCGAACGCGATGGTCTTCGCGCTGGCGGCGGGCTGCGGCATCGAGTTGTCGAGGGTGTACTCGAAGCCGTTGATCGTGGACGGGAACCCGGGCGCGGGGATCGGCACCCACAGCGGGCGGCCCTGGGTGTCCTTGAGCTTGCGGATGACCTTCAGCGTGCTGTCGTGCATCAGGTAGCGGCCGTTGGGCCGGTAGGCGCTGTCGACGCTGTGCTCGAGGTCGATGAGGTCGTCGTAGATCAGCGACGTGGTCTGGCCGTTGGCGCCGGTCTTGCCGACGACGCCGCCGGTGGTGATGCCCTCGGGCTGGTCCACCCCGGTGCCCGTGGTCCAGGCGCGGGCGGCGCGGCGGCCGATGCGCTCGCCGAGCTTCTTCGGCACCCACGACTCCAGCGGGAACGCCGTGTCCTGCAGGAGCGCCATGGACAGCTTGACCTGCTTGGAGGAGAAGATGTGCGCCTTCAGCGTCTTCCCGCCGACCGTGATGTCCTGCTCGCCGGCGGGCTGGTTCTCGCCGAGGATCTCGCCCTCGTTGCCGGTGTCGTCGTTGGTCGGCCACTTCAGGTCCGCGCCGGTGCCGGTCGGGATGACGTCGGCCAGACCGAGCAGGCCGCCGAAGGCCTTCATCGTCTCGGTCATGACGTTGCGGAACTCGTCCGGCACGGTGAATCCGCCGGCGGTGTCGATGCCCGCGCCCATCGCGCGCAGGTCGACCTCGTTGTCCATCATCAGGTTGCGCTGGTCCGCGGTGAGGCGGTCCATGCCGCCGCGCAGGTAGATCCCGAACGCGTCGCGGTACCGCTTGGTCTTCTCCTCGGCCTCGCCGCCGCCTCGGCGGTCGTCGCCGGGCTCGCCGGTGGTGGTGACGATCTGGCTGCGGTCGATCTTGTCGAGGGCGGCCATCTTGTTGAGGCGCTCGATGTCGCCGGACACCTCGGTCAGCCGCTTCTCCGCGGCGTCCCAGTTGGCGCGCTCTTCCGCGGTCCAGTCGCGTCCCTCGCGCTCGGCGAGGGTCTGGATGTCCTGCATCCGCTGCCACGTGGTGTTCTGCTCTTCGATGAGCCGGGTGAGCTGTGCGGCCATGTCTGTCCTTCCCAGGCATGCGTGAGGCCCCAGCCGTTCACGGCCAGGGCCTCGGGGTGAGTGGTGAGTCAGAGGGTGAGCTGCAGGCCGTAGCGTGCGGCCAGTCCCCTCATGCGGAGTGCGCGCGCGTCCTGGTCGGTCCGAGTGGTCTCTGCCGGCTCGGTGCCGCTGGGGGCTGCTGGCGCGCTCTGCGGTGTGCTGGTCTCGCGAGTGGACTCACCCGGCTCGCCCTCGACCTGCTTGAGTTCTGGTGCCTTGATCCCGGCGTCTTTCAGGTGCCGGGCCAGGTGCTTGTAGACCGCCTGGCGGTCCTCCTCGGGGATCGTGGTGCCGCCGCGGGCGCCGTTGAGGACGCCGATCGCCGTGGTGCACGCGACGGTCGAGGCCGCGCCGACGTCGCCGTCCACGCCCACGAAGTGGTGGATGAACCGGTACGACCCCTTGGCGTTCGCGTCGCCGTCGGGGTCTACCCAGGCGTGCGCCATCCGCAGCGCCGACTCGTCCTGCGGTAGGTCGCTGGAGTTGGCCGGGCCGTCCCACGCGGCGTCGGACGTGTCGGTGGAGTGCACTGGCAGCCCGCCACGGGCCTCGGCCGCGGCGGCGTCCTGCGCCCGCTGCCCGGCCTCCTCCGGACCGGCCGTGATGGTCCCGCCGTCCGATGCGCCGCCGGCGCCGACCAGCTGCAGGAGGTCGCGCAGCTCGGGCCGGAACGTCGCCCGCTGCTCGATCGCGGCCTGGTCGCCGCGGCTGACGAGCGCGGACGCCACGCTGGCGAGCTCGGCCTCGGTCTCCTCGTACGCGGGGAACGTCACCGCACTGACCTCGATGAGGCGGGCCTCGAGGATCCGCCGCACCTCGACGTCGGCGGTCTGCCCGTCCGAGGTCTCCACCTGCTCCAGCGTCCAGTCGTCCTTGATGACGTAGAACCCGAAGGACATGCCGGTGATGTTCTTGTTGCGGACGTTCGCCTTCAGGTCCGACACGTACGACAGCCCCGTGTCGAGGGCGGAGTCGACGGCCAGGCCCCGCGCATCCTCGGCCAGCAGCAAGCTGCCGGCCGAGACTCGCGACACCACGTAGTAGGAGTCGTGGTCGATGAGCATCCGCGCGTCGCCCTCGGACAGGGTCTTGGTGAACGCGCCCGGGGCGATCTCCTCGTAGAACCCCCAGCGCAGCGGGTTCCCGATCGCCGTGCGGGAGTTGAACACCGCGGCGTACCCGGTGAAGCGTTCCCCGCCCGTCACGCCCTCGTCCGCCCGGATCGCGACGTCCGCCGTCGAGAGAGGCAGGCGGCGGCGCTCCTCGGTCGTCGTCCTCGTCAGAGTCCTCATCAGGTGCCTTCCTCGGTCTCGTCTGGGGTCAGCATCAGCCGCTGCGCCTCCGCCATCAGCGCGGCCGCCCGCGCCCTGTTCGATCCCACCCCGGCTGGCTGCTCCCCGTCCGGGGCGAGCGGGTTGGAGCCCAGCGGCGCCATATACATGGGCTGCAGGTAGACGTCGCCGCCCTGGCCCTCGGGCAGCGGCGGGAGCTCCTCGAGCGCGCGCACATCGTCCGCGGAGAACCCGCCGACGTCGCGCATCGCCCGGTAGAACGTGGCCCGGGCCGCCGAGTCGCCGCGCAGCAGGCCGCCCATCTGGTAGTTGGCGTACTGGTCGTGCGGCAGCAGCTCTTTCGTGATGCGCTGCTCGGTCGGCGTCAGCCACGTCGGGTTGAGGTCGAAGGTGACCCAGCCTTGCGCCTGCTGCTCCAGCCCCGTGCCCCAGCTGGTGGACTTCTCCGTCGACATCAGCAGGAATGGCGGCACGCCGAACATTCGGGCCACCTCGACGACCTGGAACTGCCGGGACTCGAGGAACTGGGCGTCGGTGTTCGGCATGGCCACCGGCTTGTACGAGGCCCCGCTGTCG